CGACAACGGTTCCCAACAATTTAACAGCCCGACGGATATCAATCGGATTCAATTCCGGTACGGAATTCTGTACAGCTTCGGCGATTCGATCCACGACATCGATCGATGAAACCGGGCCGCCGTGCGGTTCACCCAATCTCATAGGTAGATCATCGATCGTTGCGGATGGTATTTCCACCCGAATTTGCTCCGCTACTTGCCGCACCGAAACAGGCTCGAGATTTCCGATGTCGATCGGGTGATTCGGAATCTGCCCATCCTTGAGAACCTCGAGTGTTTTCAAGAATGATTGGGCAACATCACGAACAAACACGGCATCGGATATTTGCGTCCCACCGCCATAAAGCGGCATCGGAATATCCGATAATGCGGAACACACAAACGAAGGAACTATCTTTCGAACCTTGCTCGGACCGAACGGGGCCGGGGCCGATTGCCGCGGGCCATAAGCATTCATGGGTCGAACCGCCGCAATAATCGAGCCCCGATCTTCCCGATACATTTTCACGAATTCTTCGCCACAAGCTTTCGTGATGCAATAGGTTCCCCGGCCGATCCCGGAATTCCCGACGGCCGCGTAAACGATTGGGATCCTGTATCGATCCGCCGCCTCGAATACATTCAACGTGCCGAGAATATTTATGTTTGCTGCGGGAAGCGGATTATCAATCGTTTCCGCCGTTCCAAGCACGGCCGCTAAATGAATGATCCCGTCGACGTGGGCCGCGAATTCGTTAACGATCGTCGGATCCCGGACATCTCCAAGCAATCCCCCGCGGTGCTTGTGGTCAAGAATTAAGACTTCGTATCCGCGTGCTTCTGCTTCTTGGCGGATCCATGATCCGATGAATCCATGCCCGCCTGTGATCCCGATAATCATAATGACCGGATCTGTTCGTGAGCAATTGACGAATTTATTTTGTGACTTATCTGTTCCGGATGCACCGAATAAACATAGTCGACTCGGCCCGTGTGATCGAAGGTTGCTCCGGCTCGAGCTGCCCCAATCCAGAAAGCCCAATCATCGAAAAACAAATCTTGGAACCGATTATTTTCCCAAACGGTTTTCCGGAAAGGTGAGCATGATCCCATCGGATTATTTTCTTTTTCCAGGATTCTTTCCGCCGTGATGGGTCGGGATGGGTATTGATTATCGCCGATACGGTAACCGAAGTTAACGATATCTGCCGGATTCGAATCAATACCGTTCAAGGCATGAGGCAAAAGCCGATCATCGATATCAGCTTTAATAATCCATGCCGTATTCGTGATGCCGATTACGTCATTAACGTGAACTTGCGGATGGAATACATCCCCGCGATTCTTATAAACCCACGAAACGTTTATATATTCTTCGGCGGCCGATCGGATTTCTTCCGGGATTCCATCATGAATCACGGTGATTATGTGCGGTGTCGTTTCTAGACCGGCTAGAGCTTCCGACCATCCCAGCACGAACCCGTAATATTTCGATCCGAATACGGAGGAAACAATTCCGATGGTCATAGATATGACCAAAATTTAGGGGCCTGGGCCGCCATGACTTCCCAAAAATCCCCGGGATCCCGTCGGCCGGCATAGCCGTTCGTGTGAATCTTGCACCCGTACGCCTCGGCCTCAATCAAGGTTCGAGGGCATGAGTCGAAACCCTGTGGGAGGAACACGAACCATTCATGTTCGGTCATCGCTTGCAGCACAATGGACCGGTCCACGTTCGATAATTCGGTTAGGTAGAAACCTTTTTCACGGGCCCACCTTCGAGCCGGAAGCAAACCTTTTTGTGGATGCTGTCGGGCCGCCCATAATGCTTCCTCCGTGCGTTCACCTTGGAGCTCCGGTAAATCGATATGGCCGTGACACCATTCCGATACCACCCCGAAACGTCGGGCCTCGAGTTCGGAATGTGCCTGACTCATGGTGATGAACGGATCCGCGTGCTCGAAAAGTGTTCTCCGGGCCTCCGTCGGGAACTGTTCGTGATGAACCCACACGACCGGTTTAACTTCCCCCAAGCCGATCAGAGCTTCATCCGGGAGAAGATCCGTACCGGTAATGATTACCCGGTCGAAGTCGAAAGCCTGCCGCCATTCACCGGGCCCGATTACCTGGATATCGATCCCGGCCGGGGCCTGCCGGATCATGGCCGCATCCGTCATTTCCGCCCCACCGACACCGCCAGGAAGTAGCCAATCCTCGGAATGACCCCGGGGCACATGGTGGGTAAGCCAGGCTACCTTCATGGCAGATCCTCGAGCAGCGGCCGCCACATGTTTTCGTAAACCGTGTCGGCGTCATAGTTCTCGACAATGTGCCGGCGGCCCATTATGGCCCGCTGCCCGCGCCTCTCGTAGATTTCTTCGAGAGCTTTAACGATCTCTGAGATTAGCGGGATCTGGAACCAGGCCCCTTGTGTCGGATCCCAGGAAGGTTGTCCCGCAACCGCGACACCTTCACCGACTAATTCCGGTTGGGACGAGAAATTATTGACGATCACCGGGGTTTCACACGATTGAGCTTCGGCAACCGTGATCCCGAAACCCTCACCTAAAGTGGGGGCAAGAAGGCAATCCATCCCCGTATAGCACGCCGCAAGGGCATCCGGCGGAAAACCTAACCGGCTTTGATATTGATTAACGAATTTAACTTTTTCTTCCGGAATCCCACAAGCCGCTATCAGCGGATCGAGAGGAATCCCACCCATTGCCCCGTAACGTTCCGTGTGCATATACAGAACCGCATCATCGTGCTTTTCTGCAAACATAGCGAAGGCTAATAGTTGAACGTCGAAGGCTTTCCTTAACGGGATCTGGCCCTTATTGGCATTCACAATCCCGACCACGAAAGCATCATCCGGGACACCCATCAACTGCCGCCCGGTTTTCCTCACTCCAAGATCATCAGTAACCGACGCGGTAGGTTTGAAAATATCGGTTTCGATTCCGTGCGGAATATAGGAATGCTCGAGCTTCGCTTTCGCCATTTGATCCGCGCCATATTTGCTCATAGCGACCGGATGAATATTCGGTTTCTGCAAAACCGTTAGAACCATTCCCGGGATCGGTAAATGATCGATCGGAGTCCAGGCAACCACCGGCATTTCATCCCACTTCGGATGTTTTAAAACCCACACATCGTAAAGCGTAAAAACGTGATGCCGGTGATTCGGATGCTGCCGTGACCAATCCACGAAATACGGATGCACCATGTCTTGGGAATAAGCATCATAGCCGCGGGGCAAATGTTCGATGCCTTCCCAGCTACTCGAAGTTGCCTCGAGGCCGTAGTTACAGGCAACCGCGATATCGTGCCCATCCGCAAGCATTCGGGAAACTACTTGCTTCGTTTGCGTACCGTATCCGGTTTGTGCGAAAGCAGCATTTGAATACCAAATGCCGGCAATCGGCGGGGTTCCATTCCTTGCTCGTCTACGCCTTTCAGCGCGGTCCACGTTTCCTCCGATGGGGCAGGTTTGGCAGGTGAGAGGGGAACCGGGCCGCCTGCCTTCGGCCCGGCTCCCCCGTTTGCTTCAATCGGTAATTATGCAGCGTTACCGATGAAGTGCTTCACGGCGTCGGCCTGGCCGAGGTCGCCCCACAAGCGGAGGGTAACTCGGAAGCCGATTTCGTCACTCTCGAAGTAGGCATCGTCGCTTCGTGCGATTTCGATCCCGCCAACTGAACGAACATGGTATGAACCGAACCAACCGAAAAGAACCGACTTCGCGCCGAGACCGGTCGCGGCAACGTCGGGATTTTCGATGACAGGGAACCCCATGAAAACGTCGGGGGCACCCACGGTAGCGGCCGGCACATACAGGTAGTTACCTGCAGTATCCTTGAGCTTCCGGAGAGTACCCATCGAGGTGCGACGCATCATGAAACCGGCGCCGAGACGGACGTAAGCACCGTCAACGGAATGCGCGAGATCAATCAGGTTATCGGCAGAAAACGCACCCGAGACCGCCGTCGATCCCGTGATGCCGCTGCCCGACGCGGTGACAATTCCGTTAGCCTCGTTCGTGCCTGTTCCGACGGTTAGAAGGTTATTCGCCTTAATGCCGACGGAAGTGCCCAGGGTGCGGGCGAGGTACGATGGAATATCGATCCCGGAATCCGTGAGAATCTCGCGGGAAACGATCGTTAGGGCCGCCACTTTTTGCGACTTCAATGTCAGAGAAGTGAACGTCGGATCGAGTGCGGTGATCGTAGTTCCCTCGTTAATCGCGGTGCCGAGAGGCCGAGTCGACTCCACCGGAACCTTGATATCCTCACCGGTCGCGGTGTTGAGCAGAGTCACAATGGACCCGTCGAGCATCGGTCCGACCGTGATCAATTTCTCTTGAAGGACATCATAAAATGTCTGTGGGAGAAGGCTCGAATCGTCGGACTTGTTAAGGTCGCGACGCTCGAAGGTAGCGGAACGAATCTCCCCGGAAACCAGCTTCCGGAGGGTATCGAAGTCAGAGCCACGGCGGGCCGCCGCAACCTCACGAACCTCGGGGGCATCGATCATCGAAGCTTCGATATCCTTCGCCCGCATCTCTGCCGCACGAAGATCCTCGATCTTCTGTGAACGTGCATCGATGTCCTCGTTAATGCGGTCGTACTGTGCTTGTTCATCTGCGGTGAGATCACGCTTCTCGGCGGCAGCAGCATCGAGCAAACCCTTAGCCGCGTGCCAAGCCTCCTGACGCGCCTCCACCTGACGCTTCAAATATTCCATTTCGGAATTCTCCTTGAAAATTGTTGGATTAGTTATGCTCCGGCGCGGCTCCGCACACGGTACGAAAAAACCGGCTCCGATTTTTTCGCGGTGGACATGCCCGGAATTGAACCGGGGTAAGGACAAATTAAATTTTTTGGATTCGTTTTGTCCACTTATCCTGTCATGCCCGAGTCCCCTAACCGGCCCGTCATATGTGACGACCTAATCCGGTTAGGGAAAACTAGATAGCTTTCGCTAATAGGTCGATTTGCTTCATCAGCAAACTAACCGGGATCTTCGCCACCGGTTCATCGACACCGGCCGCACGGTCGACAACCTTACGGAGGATGCCGGCCTGATCTTCGTTCAATTCTCCGGCCTCGAGTGCGGAGATAGCATCCGCGAGAGCCGTCGGATCCGTTTCGGTACGCTTCGCAATAACTCGAAGATTACGAACCGAAGCGGTAGTTTGCGGATAAGCCGGCACCGCGGTGACCACGCTTACTTCGTGGAGACGCACCTCGAGTAGTGTTCTCTCACCGCCGTCCGATGACCATGAATCCTTCACGGTTGAGAAACCGAAACTCATTCCGGTGATATCTCCCCTTGAAACCAAAGCGCGGATATCGCGGCCGGCCGTGGTATCAGGTAGATCGATCTCCACATAACCACCCTCGGCACGGTCCTCGATCCGGAGAGTCTTAGCCCGCGTCGAACCCAACAGCATTGTGTCATCGTGATTCACATAAGCCCGAATATCATTCTTCGACTTCAGGGTCCGGGTGAATGCGCCTGGCGCGATACGCTCCGTGAACGGCAGCGGCAGCGAAGGTTCGTTGTATCGCCATGCGTAGCCGGCGAATGTCATCCCGTCGCCTTCGGACCGGACTTCGCAAACCGTCGCCTCAAAGGTGCGGATTTCGACGTTACTCATTATGTTCCTTTCGCCGCGGATCATCTCGGCAGTACGTTCCAGCCATGCCCGGGCCGGTTCGGGATCCAAAGGATCGATTCCCCACAAGTAATGTGCAACGGCACCGGCACCCGGCCAACCGTCATCATCAGGATCGGAATTAGACGGCGCCTCGAGGTCGACAGCGTGACGGGCCGCCCAAGCATTAGCCCGAATCACTTTGTCATCCGACATTTCCCCATCCGCCATTAAACGGGCCTCCCGGATCGTTTGATCGGTGAGACCGTCACCTCCGAAGCCTTCCGCCCGCAGCTCAAGCCCGCGGGCCGCCGCCGCCTGGATATAGGCCGGGGGTTCAACCTGACGGGACTCGAAAGATCGTGTCGACTTCGGATGATCCTCGGGGAGAAGATCATTATCGGTGACGTAGTTAGGGTTCTCAGGTGAACCGGTTCTAAGCAAGAAAAGAAAAGAATTCACCCGGGCCATAGCCCAGGCCCCGCGAGTCTGGCCCGGTCGGTGACTAGTCGAATAAGCCCCGGCACCGCGGCGGTATACGGCGGCTAGCATCCCGAAGGTTGCCCGGGTCCAATCCGGCCGATCGTCCTCCGCCATTTCGTCGTTATGTTCGGAGACTTTATTTCTAAGTGCCGTTTCGGTTGCCTCCGATAATTCGATATCCCCACCGGGGCCGCCGGCGGATCCCGGTTCGTTCACGTCACTACCAGAAATCTGGTCAGCTTCCGGGGCCGGTGTATCCGCTTGCCTTTCCTCACCCTGCCAAGCGTTGCAATAGTAGGCACCGGAAACGAAGGCTTCCCACCTCGAGCACCACGCTAAATCCTCTTGGATTTGTGTCTCGTCATAGAAAACACAATTGCCGCAAGCCCGACCCTCCGGGACATCATCCGCTAAAGCTGGCCGATAGTTCGATGGGAGCTCACGGTAGGATCCGCCCGGTTCCATATCTTCGGCAATTGAGATAGCGACCATTTGATCGATTGCGTCTTGCTGCGTTGTATGACATCCGATTACTTCGCCGTCCTCTTTGACGACAGCGTAACCCGGGCATCCTTCGGCCTCACCTTCACCGGTAACGAAGTAAGGCATTAGCTCGTCTGCCTCAACCACGAAATCGTGTGAGAACCGGAATCACTCACCGCATAAACAGATTCATTCGGATACAGATCAAATTGGATTGTTGATTCCTTAACCAATCGAAGTCCCGTCGCAATCGTCACCGATTCATTTCCCAGGAATAATGCTTTCGTATTGTCATTGTTATGAACAATGATTTTGCTTGCCCCTGGATACGCTCCGC